CTACTGCGCCTACTACAGTATTTAATGTGCCAATAATAGATCTAGCACTTGCTAAAAGTTTAGGTATTTCTATAACTGCAAATACACTATTTAATTACCCAGGTGGACCAAATTCAGGGTATCAATCTGGAAATACAGTAATAAAAAGAGCATTTGATACTACTATAAATTTAATAGGTAGTAATATGACATATGCTCAAATTGCACAACAGACCCCTGTAAAAGGCAGCAAGGATTTTACTAAAACACAACCTTATACTAATAAAAAATCTATGCAAAATCGCATAGGAGTATATAATGTTTCAGCGCTTTCAGGATCAAGAAATGATGTTATAAATTCACTATATCCACAAGCTATAAATCCTATAAATGGAGATGATCCTTATAAAATAATGGCTAGTATATTAAAAATACCAAAGACTGATAGTATAAAATTTGGATTTGAGTGTGTAGATAATGATCATCCAAATAACTATGTGGCCCTTATATTTAGAGTACTATTATCTAATGGATTTACAGACTCAAATTCTGCAGTACTAAATTCTTTTAGATATTATGGTAGAGGAGAAGAATTTTATACTTATCAAGGATTTTCAAGAAGTATATCATTTTCTTTTAAAGTAGCAGCATTTAGTGCAAGTGAACTACAACCTCTATATAATAAACTTAATTATTTAATATCTCAAGTCTACCCAGATTACTCTACTAATGGAAATCAGACTATGAGAGCACCTCTAGTAAAAATTACTTTAGGGGACTATTTATATAGAGTACCTGGATTTTTAGAAAATGTAAATATCACTGTAGATAATAGTATACCTTGGGAAATAAATATAGATGATGATCCTAGTTTACAAGAATTACCACATGTTTTAGATGTGTCTATAACTTTTAAACCTATACATGATATATTACCAAGTAGATCAACGCCAGATTCTATTACTAATTTAATTACAAATGGTACAAAACAGGGATTTTTACAATCTAAATTACGTGTTTATGATGCAATATCTAAAATAAATCAACAAACTCCTACTCCTACTCCTATTACACCTATTACTCAAACTCCTATTCCAGAAATACCATTATAATTACCTATAATTAATATAAAACAATGATAAATAGATATCAAAATATATTAACAATAAAGAGCGATCCAGTAGATCCTAGATCAAAATCTATATATGTAAATGCTATATATCCAGATATTCCTCTGTCTGATAATGATATTTATGTTATTACTGTATTAGGAGATAGAATGGATGTTATGTCAAATAATATCTATGGAGATCCTGGATATTGGTGGGTAATTGCATCTGCAAATTCATTATCATGCGATAGTGTTTTTCCTCCAATAGGAGTACAATTAAGACTTCCTTCAGATATTAGATCAATAGTAAATAATTATAATCAAATAAACACAGTAAGATAAGTTATGTCTACAGCAGATTTAGAGCAAATATGTAATATTGCAGGTTATTCAATATACCCCTGGGCTGCAAATCAGCTTAAAAAAAGAAGTGAAAAACTTTCTGAAAAGAATAGAAGTCAAGAAGATCTAATCTATTTTGCAAATAAAAATTCTTGGATAAGAGTAGTGTCTTCAGTTGATTTAATTGAAAATGAATCAGTCGATAATCCAGGCGCCTCTATTACTATTCAACAAAAATCCCCTCTTTATAAAAATTATGAAGATATAATAGGCGACACATTACCAAATGAGAGCAGTCTTGCTGAAAAATTTGTATTATATGGAGGTACTTCACAATATACAATAAAACCATCTCTTACAGATGGATCTATGAATCTTAGATATGGTCTAGGTGGATCATATGGCATGCTTGGAGATAGTGAAATTAAAAAGTATGGTTATAGACCTATGCCAGGTATTACTAGTATGACAGTGGAGTCTACTGGTAAAATGGGATCGCTTATGACTGTAAATATAAATCTTAAAGTTTGGGATAAATCACAGCTTGATATTATAGACGCACTATATTTTAGACCAGGTTTTACAATTCTTATAGAGTGGGGTCATACAAAATATTTTGATAATTTAGGGAAATTAAATTCATCAGAGATGTTTATGATTGGAAATCCTTTTAAATCTGATTGGACTAAAGAGGAGCTAATGATCAAAATAAATACAAATACTCAAAAATCTTTAGGGAATTACGGCGGATTTCTTGCAACTATAACTCAATTTAATTTTGCCATGACTTCAGAGGGTGGCTATGATTGTACTATAAAAGCACTTGCATTAGGTGCAGTTATGGATAATATGAAAATTAATCATCCTGGTATGACAAGAGCCTATGAAAATCAACTTAAAGATTATTTAGATAGAAGAAGAAAAGAAGAGACAGCTCAGGCAAAAGCGCAAGCAGCTGCTAAAAGACAAAGTGATTTAGCAAAAGCAATAGGTGATTTAAAAAATACGAATAATTTATGGGCTCAATTACAAATATCTGACCCTTTTCAAAATTTATTATTTCATAAAGGTCATATCCCGATAGGAGATCATTCTCAAATTGATACCCCAGAAGATGTTAATAGAAAAGCAGTCGATTTTTATAATAATAATCAAAATACTTATAATAATGATTATAAACAATTTGGATATCCTCAAGCTATAAGTAATTTAGCAAAATTATATGCACAACAAAATAAACCTGATGAAGCACTTTTAACATTATATAAATCATCAGCTCAAACAGATACAGATACATGGATCTCAAAATATGAATTTAGTAAACCTGCAAATAATCAATCATCTACAGAAGATGAAGATATAGCATATTATATAGGAGGGGGGTCATCATTTACTACAAATAATGCAATATTTTTTAAAAATATAAATAATGATATAAATGGTAAATATATAGCACCAAAACAATTTAATTTATCATCTGATGATATAGAGGTAACTTTAGATATTCCTAGATTACTTGGATTATTAAAAGTAACTAGTCCTAATGCAAATGCTTTTACAGATACTATTCGAAAATCTGGAGGTGATATAAGTGGTAATACTTTAGATGATTTTTATACAAAGGCTATAAAATATGGTGATAATAAGTATGCTATAGGTATTGCTATACCTAGAAATATAGATAATCGTATTAGTATTTATGATGCATATAATAATTCAAATACAAAATATAAAATTGAAGCTATAGATTCTAATATAAATGGGAAATCTACATCTAATTTATATTCTTATATAAAATTATCAGCTAATGAACCAAATGATGATTTTCAATTACAAATATATTTAGGAGGAGCAAATGGATCAGAATATCCATTAACAGCATTAGCCGATTTATCATTAATAAAAACTGTAGAAGGACCTCAGCATTTATCAGATAATAAACCAGTAGATAATTATAATCAATCTATTTCAACCGCACAAGAAGAGTATGATAAAGATATAAAAGATAAAACAAAATCTATAAATGCTAAATATAATATAGAACAATTTAAAAGCGCTATAGAATCTGAATCTGCTATTGAGCTTATGCTTAAATCAATAATGCTATATGTATATAATAATCCAAATCAAAGTACTATAAAAAAAGAAATACAAGATCAATTTTATAAAGATTTATTTTCTGAAGGTGCATATTCAACTATATTTCCTGATGGAAGATTCCCTACAGTAGATCAAATAAAAGCTGAATTGACTGATGATGTATATAGTAAATACATAAATGGAGGATTAGATGAAAAAGAGAGATTAAAAATAAATACCTATTATGGAAATAGCAGATATTTAATGAGTGGAGAAAATGCTTTTGATGTAACTGGAAATAATCCAACATTAAAAAATCATTATAATTATATGAAACCAGTAGATTTTGAAATATTATTTACTCTTTTTACTGCTGGATATAATGAATCTTTAAATTTGGAAGTGCCAGATAAAGACACTAAACAGTCTATTTATATTACCTTAGGATCTTTTCTTATGATGCTAAATCACACTGGTATTCTTTATAATAGATCAAATTATAATAGTGAAGTCATAACTCCTATGGCGTATATAGATTTTAATCCAGAGACTAATTTCTTTTTAAGTAATAAAAAACAATTTTCGATAGACCCAGAAAAATTTTTAATACGTTTTACAGGAGATAAAAGTGACTATGATAGTCTATTTGATAAAGATATTCTTTCAAGTAATGGAACTATATACTATAAAAAAACTATACAAAATACTAATGGAGAAAATGAAAAGCAGGAATTTAAACAGACAATCTTTGATCCAGAGACTGATAATATTATAAATCAATATCTACCATTACAAAATAGCGAATACGGCGGGCCTCAAACAGATGGTTATGTTGGTAAATTCATGAATATTTTAGTTGATATTAATTATCTTTTAAAAACTATATCAGGATATGCTAAAGCAAGTGATAATCATGAGGTGTATTTTCAGTCTATTATACAGACTATAATAGTAGATTTAAATAAATATCTTGGAGGAATAAATGCATTTAGATTAGCGTATAATGATAATGCTAATTGCTATATTATAGTAGATGATCAAGTAAATGGCGCAGCAGATACTTCTATAACTANAAACGGTATTTGTATAAATTATGATAAAAATAATGATACTGCATTTGAATTGCCAATTTATGGAGTTGGTTCAATAGCTAGATCTTTTGAATTAAGAACTGATATAAGTAATAAAATTTCAAATTTAATATCCATTGCAGCAAATCCAGTGCCAGGGAGTCAAGTAAGTCTTTCAAAAGATACTTCAGATTTTGGGATATATAATTACGGGACGCGGGATAGATTTAAAAATGAAATTGGAGATGCTCAAAATTTAAAAAATTTAAATAGTAATACTCAACCTACTGATAGATTTAGCAGAGCAGAATTAGCAATAAATTTTGATAAAGTAGTAAGAACTATATATGGAGCTAAAGTAAATAGTAATGATAATCAGCCATTTTCTTTAACAGATGATGTAAAAAATAGGGCTTTAAATTATTATATAGAAAAAATGGCGCATATTAGAAATCAAGAGTCTGGCAATGTACACGCGATGATAATTCCAGTAAGAGTAAATATAACTATGGATGGAATATCAAGTCTATATCCATTTCAATTATTTACTATAGATGAGGAGCTGCTGCCATATAGATATAGTAGATCAAAATTAAGTACTCAAAATTTTCCAAAAAGAGTTGCATTTTCAATAGGCAGAATATCTCATAATTTTCAAAATAGTGAGTGGACTACTACTATAGATGGATTTATGACTATACTTAGAAATAGTGATGCATATACATCTGTAAGATCTAAATCTGGTACAATACCGCTTCAAAAACAGACTGCTATTATTCAAAATAATATAGTATCTGCATCAAATGTAAGTGTAAATGATATTATAGAAAATACCTATATTCCAGCACAAGATAGAGCGTTACCTAATATTTCTAAAGGTATAAAAATATTAATGCAAGCTCAAGCTCAAGTTGAAGGATTTGGAGATAAAACTAGTGTAGCTTATACATCAAAAAATCCAGGTAATGTAGGCACAGATACTAGTAAGAATATTATAAAATTATATCCTACATTAGAGGATGGTATAAAAGCACAATGGAGTCAGGTATTAAAAGGAGCTTTAAATAATACATCAAGGATCTATACATCAAATATGACTTTATTTCAATATCTATCTCACTACGCGCCCCCTCCAGAAAATAATCCTGTATCATATACTAGTTTTGTTATTGGGTATTTTAAATCTAAGGGATATGATAATATAGATAAATATACTACATTACAACAAATAAATAATTTAATATAATATGCCACTAAGATATTATCCATCTGCAAGAGTAATACCAAATCAAAAGACTACTGGAGGAGATTTTATTCTAAATGGTCAATCTTTTGTAGGTCAGTACTATTTAACATATGACGGCTCAGCATATTCAGGACCAGATCCTCTCACAGGACCAGGCGAGAAATTAACTCCTAAAACGCAAATATTAAACTCTCCAGCTCTATTAAATCTTGCGAGTAGTAATACACCTCAATCAGTAATAAATGCAATATCGTCTACTAATTCATCTACAAAGACAATAAATCCAACTCAGACGTCTAATGCAAATGCAAATGGCCCAGTGCCATACTATCCATATATTTTAGATAGTGATTATATAAGAGGTTATATTATTAGATATTTTGCTAAGAAAATAAATAATAAGGGCTATGTTATAGAAATATCACCAGAAGAGTACAGCTCTATAAATAATGGTACTACTCCATATGATATAACCTTGTGGCAGACAGCTTCTATTTTTTGGAAATTAACTGGACCACTTAATACTATAAGAATATCTCAATTTGATTCTAGAGCTGGGATCATAGATACAAATAAAAGATTAACAGAGACTTTAGATATTACGTTTTTAGGTATAAAAGATTTTATAAATGGAAAGTATGATAAATATGCTAGACCAACTACGACTTAAAAGATAATCTGATAAAATTTAAAAAAAAATTAGTATATTTATTATAAAAAAACTTAAAAGATCATAAATATGTGGAGTAAATTAAATAAAATATCTAAAGAGAAATTTGGAAAAAATTTTTCAACTTTACAAGAAAAACAAATGGCTATGCTAATAAATCTAAATAAAGCAAATAAAATAGCAGAAGAGGAATTTGGAGAATTTGGATTTGCTACATGTAAAGAAAGCGAGATGAAACAAATAATAGATACTAATCCTAATCTTATAAAACAAAATAATACTAAAATGAAAAGTAGCCTAAAAGAAGTAAAACAATTTCAGAAAATAGCAGGTCTTCTAAATGAAGAAATTACTGGAACAAAAAAGACAATTGAAATGGATTTAGTACCATACACTGGAGATTCATCATCAGATCAGGAATTTTGGTCATTTTTAGAAAGTCATAATATAACATTAAGCATATTAACTTGGCATGGACCAGGAGGTGGAAATCCAGTTGTAGAATTAACAGGTTCAGAACAAGATCTACGTGATTTATTACAATCTATGGGTCATGATGAAGATGATATAGCAATGTATATGGGAGAAGAATAAAAATAATCTGATAAAATTTAAAATAATAAAAATCAACTTAAAAGAAGTAAAACAGTTTCAGAAAATAGCAGGTCTTCTGAATGAAAATGAATCTGATTTATTAGGAAAATTACAAAGATATATTGATAATATAGGATTATTGGATTATACGGCAGGTCAGGGTGAAGAATCAAAAATGGCTGAAATAGAAAATAGTGCTATAGAAGAAGAAATAACTAAAATTAAAGGTGGAGATTATTTCCAAATTTTAGAGCGTTTTGCAGATCTAAATGGATATAGACAAGAATACGCGGGGCCTGATGAAGCTGATGAGGTAGATGAAGATTTAAAAACTTTAGCAAATAAATTAGGATTTACAGTTGAAGAGCTAAATGGTATATAATAAAATTTAAAGGAACTCTCAAGGTTCCTTTTTTTATGCGCTTAAAACTTTAATTACAAAAGTTCAATAGTATAACGTAGATTCTTTTAAAGGTTATGTATGTATTTTATAGTTGAAACGTCACAGCAGCTGTCTAAGTTGCCAATAAGTGATGTTTGTTTTATTCAAGTAATACCCTCTTCAGAAAAAAGTCATCCTGCGCTTACTAGATGCTCACTGGTCTATTATAATAATGGCAGCAAAGGTTACATATTCCCTGTAAACCACAGCGAAGGATTTAGCTTAGAAATAGCCCAGATTCAATCTTTTATAAATTCACACAAGAAAGTCTATTTACTCGATAAAAAATTCCACTCTTACTTTCTAGATCTTAATAATACTGTAGATTTAAATTTTATAAGACTAGATCAGGGGATAGAAGANAATAAGCTTGAGTGTGATACAGTAATACATCGGGATTTTTATTATAATAGAGCCCCATCACAGTATATAAATGAACTTATACCAATCACAAAGCATTATGAAAAATATGAGTGTTTATATAAGAAAGTAGAAAGTTTATTTGATTTAGAAAGAGATTATGAAATATTAAATAAGGCCTCATATTTATATAATTGGGTTGAGACTCAGGGTATTGCAGTAGACAATTCTAAATTAATTAGCGCGTATCATCTTACTACTCCAAATCTGCTAATAAAGGATAATATAGTCTATTCATATTATAATATGTATAATACTACTGGTAGACCATCAAATTCATTCTCAAATATAAATTTTGTAGCAGTACCTAAAACTCCAGAATTTAGAGAGTGTTTTATTCCTAGATTTGATTATTTAGTAGAATTTGATTTTGATGCATATCATCTTAGGCTAATAGCGCAGTTAATAGACTATAAATTTACAAATCCTCAAGAGTCTATACATACTCAATTAGGAAAATTATACTTTTCAAAAGATGAACTTACACAAGAGGAGTATAATAAATCTAAAGAAATTTCATTTAAACAACTATATGGGGGTATTGATGATCAATATAAAAATATAGAATTTTTTTCTAGATTAGACTATTTTATAGAGAATTCTTGGAATATTTATAAAAGAAATGGTTCTTATATATTACCTACTGGAAAATTATTAAGAAAATCTCAAGAAATAAATAAGCTTAAGCTTTTTAATTATATTATACAAAATCTAGAGACTAAAAATAATATTTTTAAAATAGAAAAAATAAAAAATTTTATCGAATCTAAAAAATGCAAAAGTAAATTAGTACTAATTACCTATGATGCATTTCTTTTTGATTACTCTATAGATGATGGCAAAGAATTTTTAATAGAGATAAAAAAAATACTATGTGAAAATGGCTTTGCAGTAAAACATAAATACTCTAAAAATTATAATTTTTAATAAAATTAATATATTTATAGATATATAAATAATAAAATAATGATAAAATTAATTTCTTTCTTAAAAGAGGAAAATATACTAATTCCAAGACGTTCCTCAGAAGAACGTGAAAAGAATTATAAAATTTCAATTCAAAAGAAAATACAACAGTATATAAAAGATGGGTCTAAAGGTGATTTAGATTTAACTAATACACCTATAACTTCACTTCCAGATAATTTAGAAGTAGGAGGGGGTTTATATTTAAGTGGTACTAAAATAACTTCACTACCAGATAATTTAGAAGTAGGAGATGATTTATATTTAAGTGGTACCCTTATAACTTCACTACCAGATAATTTAGAAGTAGGAGGGAATTTAGATTTAAGTGGTACTAAAATAACTTCACTACCAAATAATTTAAAAGTAGGAGGGTATTTAGATTTAAGTGGTACTAAAATAACTTCACTACCAGATAATTTAGAAGTAGGAGGGTATTTAGATTTAAGTGGCACTAAAATAACTTCACTACCAGATAATTTAGAAGTAGGAGGGGGTTTATATTTAAGTGGTACCCCTATAACTTCACTACCAGATAATTTAAAAGTAGGAGGGTATTTAGATTTAAGTGGTACTAAAATAACTTCACTACCAGATAATTTAGAAGTAGGAGGGAATTTAAGTTTACGTGGTACCCCTATAACTTCACTACCAGATAATTTAAAAGTAGGAGGGTATTTAGATTTAAGTGGTACTAAAATAACTTCACTACCAGATAATTTAGGGTTTAGATTTAAGTGGTACTAAAATAACTTCACTTCCAGATAATTTAGAAGTAGGAGGGGGTTTAAATTTAAGAAATACACCTATCTCAAAAAAATACACTAAAGAAGAAATTAAAAATATAATAATTCAACAAGGTGGAGATATTAAAGGGACTATTTATATAAAATAAAATAATGATAAAATTAATTTCTTTCTTAAAAGAGGAAAATATACTAATTCCAAGACGTTCTTCTGAGGAACGTGAAAAGAATTATAAAATTTCAATTCAAAAGAAAATACAACAGTATATAAAAGATGGGTCTAAAGGTGATTTAGATTTAAGTGATACTCCTATAACTTCACTACCAGATAATTTAAAAGTAGGAGGGTATTTAGATTTAAGTGGTACCCCTATAACTTCACTACCAGATAATTTAAAAGTAGGAGGGAATTTAGATTTAAGTGGTACTAAAATAACTTCACTACCAGATAATTTAGAAGTAGGAGGGTATTTAGATTTAAGTGGTACTAAAATAACTTCACTACCAGATAATTTAGAAGTAGGAGGGTATTTAGATTTAAGAGATACACCTATCTCAAAAAAATACACTAATGAAGAAATTAAAAATATAATAATTCAACAAGGTGGAGATATTAAAGGGGATATTTATATAAAATAATTAGTATATTTATAAACATAAAAGGTTATGCAGAATTATAAAATAGTAACAATAACACCACAAAGTTTGGCAAATAGATTATTTTGTAGCTTTACATCAAAAGACCTACTTGATGAGAGATTAAGAGAAATAAATTCTCAATATAAAATCATGTATGGCAAAATATTTATACTAGCTTCCCCAGAGATAGATGAGTATATGTGTACTTATAATATAGAGATTGAAGGAGGTAAAGCTACAGTATTATCAAATACAATTCTACTCCACAGAAAAAAAGAAACAAACACTCTATATACAATCAACGCTCTCAATATATTAATTTCAAGTCTTAATTCTGGAGTTTTAGATACCAAATATCCTATAAACTGGACAGAATATAAAAATAGCGTTCTGCTTACTCAAGGGCAAGATTTTAAGAAATTAAATACTGTCGTACATAAGATAATTAATACGACTTTATAAATTTATTTTCCTATCTAGAGGATTAATATTATTTTCTTTTAAAATAAACTGTTATATTTATGAACATTGATGCATTAAAGAGTCGTCTTCAGGCTCTACAAAATCCAAAAGGCGGTGGTAATAAAGAGCAAAACAAGACTCTTTGGAGACCTACCGTAGGTAAACATTCAGTTAGGATCCTACCTAGCGCGTATGACAAATCAAATCCATTTAAAGAGGTATTAATCTATTACGGGATTAATAACAAGACAATGATCTCTCCAGTGAATTTTGGAGAAAAAGATCCGATTGTTGAATTTACTCAAAAGCTACGTAAGAGTGGAAACAAAGAAGATTGGCAGCTTGCAAAAAAACTTGAATCAAAAATGCGAGTATTTGTGCCTGTAATTGTACGTGGTGAGGAAGATAAAGGCGTACGTCTTTGGGAATTTGGTAAGCAGGTATTTATGGAATTACTCGCTATTGCAGAAGATGAGGATGTAGGTGATTACACAGATGTAATGTCTGGTCGTGATATTACTATAGAAACAACTGCACCAGAAACAAATGGTACAAATTACAATCAATCTAAAGTACGTGTTCGCGGTAAATCAACCCCACTTTCTGATAATGCAGCTCAAGTTAAAGATTGGCTTTCAAATCAACCAAATCCACTTGATCAATTTAAGAAATACACTTATGAGGAAATGAAGTCAGCTCTACAATCTCATCTTACTCCAGAAGAAGAGACTGAAACACCAACCGTAAAAGAATCAGATGAAGATTCTACAGTAGGAGATCTACCTTGGGAAAAAACAGAAGAGCAGAAGCCAAAAAAGAGCTACTCTTTAAGTACAAAGAAGACAGATGTAGATAAAGAGATAGATGATTTATTTAAAATATAATAATATAAAAGGTTTTAATGGCAACAACAAAGAAAAAAGAGGGGCTTACTGGAGCGCTCTCAGATGCTATCAAATCAGATAGTAATATATCACCTCTTGACAAATTTAAAAAGTCAAAAAACCTCGCATCAACATCAGTAAAGTTTAAAGAGACTAGGTGGATTCCACTCTCGAGTGCTTTTAAAGACACATTACAAATTCCAGGTATTCCTATGGGTCATATTACTCTGCTTAGAGGTCATAGTGATACAGGAAAGACAACAGCTCTACTTGAAGCGGCCGTTAGTGCTCAAAGACTTGGAATATTACCAGTGTTTATAATTACTGAGATGAAGTGGTCTTGGGATCATGCTAAGACAATGGGTTTGCAATTTGATGAAGTAGTTAATCAAGAGACTGGGGAAGTAGTAGATTATAGCGGATTTTTTATCTATGTAGATCGTGAAAAAATGAATTGTGTAGAAGATGTTGCTGCATTTATATCTGATGTTCTAGATGAACAAAAGAAAGGCAATCTACCATATAATATTTGCTTCTTTTGGGATTCTGTAGGATCAATACCATGTAGACTAAGTATAGAGTCTAATTCCAATAATAATGAATGGAATGCTGGTGCTATGTCGACTCAATTTGGTAATTTTATTAATCAAAGAATTATCATGTCTAGAAAAGAAAGTCAACCATATACTAATACCCTTGTAGCTATAAATAAAGTATGGGTTGCAAAACCAGAAGTGAGAATGGGACAGCCCACTTTACAAAATAAAGGTGGTAATACAATGTGGTTTGATTCTTCATTAGTAATTACATTTGGAGGTATAAGTAAAGCGGGTACTAATAAAATTAGCGCTACTAAAAACGGTAAAACTGTTGAATTTGCTAAAAGAACTAGATTGAGTTGTGATAAAAATCACATTACTGGGATTACTGCTGCTGGAAAATTACTTGTAACTGTACACGGATTTATAGATGATGATAAAACTAATAAAGCCGATATTGAGAAATATAAAAAAGAGCATGCTCATGAGTGGCTTAAAATACTTGGAAGTGGTGATTTTGATATTACAGAAGAGGAAGATGATAATGCTAGCATAATAGATAATTCAGAAGAATAAAATACAGACATGACACTAAAAGATTTTATATTAAAGAAAAAAGAAGATGCGAAATTCTGGACTAAGAAAGAAGATCTAGAACTTACACCAGAACAGTTAATGACTATGGTAGATGAACTTAAACAATGTGAAGAGTTTAAGGACACTGAAATAGAGATTATGAATCTTCCAGTAGCACATATTACTTTAGGAGATAAAATAGATACTATTTCGGCAAAAACAATAATACTTCATGAAGGGACTAAATTTGGAAAAAAATGTTATCTGTATAAGATAAGTTTAACTCCAGAATTGTACGAAAAAGATTTTATTAATACAATGCCTGGATCATATGTAACTCCAGTTATCTATAACCCTGAATCATTTATACCAGAAAAGAAAATAGTGCTAGTATATGATATGGTGGGTCATCAAGATGATATAGCATTTGGAAATATTAACTATAGGAAATCGATCCATGATACATTAGATGATATAATAGATAATATGGAAAGTTATGAAAAAGTACCCAATCATAGATGTATTATAGTAAGAGGTCACTTTGAATATTATTCAGTTCCTAATGAAGCTGAAAAAATAAAAATATAATATGAATAGTAGATATGCAGAAATGATAAATGATCTTTCACAAAATAATACACAGACCGTCGACTTAAGCCTGAATTCAAAGGTTTTCATAGTCGACGGTCTTTAACTCAACAACTTTCTAAGATCCTTTGCAATGATCCAGCATGTAAATCCAGCAGGGCAGCATATAGGAGCACTAACGGGGTTTCTTAAGTCTATGGCATATGGGATGAGACTAGTAAGACCAACACGTGTCATAATAGTATTCGATGGTAGAGGTAGTTCTACAAATAAGCGCTACCTCTACCCTGAATACAAAGCCAATCGAGGAGTAAAACGCATTACAAATTGGGATATATTTGATTCACAAGATGAAGAATCTGATGCTATTAAAAACCAGCTTCTGAGGCTCATAGACTATCTCAAATGTCTTCCAGTAGATCTACTATCAATAGACAAGATAGAGGCAGATGATGTCATAGGATATATAGCAAAACATATAGGAAAAGAGGTAACTATTATGTCTTCAGACAGAGATTATCTACAGCTAGCATCAGATAGAATAAGTATTTACTCTCCAACAAAGAAAAAATTCTATTCTCCAAAAGACGTCTTAAGTGAGTACGAAGTCACATCTAATAATTTCTTAACTCAGAAGATACTACTTGGAGACAAGGGCGATAATGTTCCTGGAGTTAAAGGATTAGGTCCTAAGACTTTGTTAAAGCATTTTCCAGAATTAGGAGAATTACGTACTATTAATCTAGAGCATATTATAAACAAATGCAAAGATAGTGAAGTACCAATATTGCAAAAGATATACGCTTTTAAAAATCAATTAGAGATCAATAGACAATTAATGGATTTAGATGAACCTAATATTCCAGAAGATTCAAAGATTGAAATAGACTCAATGATACAAAATCCTAATAAAGGATATGAACCTGCAATATTTACTTCTCTATATAATGAAGATCAACTAGGAGCAAGCATTACAAATTTACAATCTTGGTTATATACAAATTTTAACGAAATAGCAAAATACAAATAAAAAAGTTATGAGTCAATTAAACTCCTTAAATTCTTATGGGTCTGGTTTTCAAACAAAAGTTCTTAATTCTCTTTTAAAACATAGAGAATTTTTACAGAATATCAGTGATGTTGTAGAGCCAGAGATGTTTGATAGTCCAGCATCACAATGGATTGTTAAAGAGACTTTAAGGTACTATTTCAAATATCATACAAATCCATCTATAGAATTTTTACAAGTAGAAGTAAAGAAGATACAAAATGAAGTGCTTAAAGTCTCAGTAGCAGAACAGGTTAAGGAGGCACTTAAAGCATCAAATGAGGATCATCTTTATATTGAGCAGGAATTTTCTAATTTTTGTAAAAATCAACAACTCAAAAAAGCACTACTTAATTCAGTAGATCTGCTGTCTAAAGGTCAATTTGAAGATATAAGAATAATAATAGACTCTGCACTTAAAGCTGGAGCTGATAAGAATATAGGACACGAGTATCTTCAAGACATTGAACAAAGATATAGAGAAGATGATAGACGGGCAGTACCAACTCCATGGAAGAATATAAGTGATCATCTTATGGGTGGACTAGGAAGAGGAGATCTTGGTATTATATTTGGTGGACCAGGCTCAGGTAAATCATGGTTTTTAATAAATTTGGGAGCAGAGGCTGTAAAGAATGGTTTAACAGTAAATCATTATACATTAGAACTATCAGACATCTACACAGGTAAAAGATATGACTCAGTATTTACAGGAATAGGATTTAAAGAAATACACTTACATAGAGAGAAGGTAGAAGAGGTAGTAAGCAATCTCCCAGGTCGATTAACTATTGCAGAATACCCGATGGGTAAAACTACTGTAAATGCAGTAGAATCTCATATTAGAAAATGCACAGACATGGGACACAAGCCAGATCTAATCATTATCGACTATATAGATCTATTAAAGTCGAAGAGAGTTGGCGGTGAAATAAAAGATGAAATAGATGATGTGTATACTGCAATAAAAGGCATGGCAAGAGAGCTTAATACTCCAATATGGTCAGTAAGTCAAGTTAATCGTCAAGGTGCTAAAGATGATATTGTAGAAGGAGACAAGGCTGCTGGTTCATATAATAAGATCATGATTGCAGATTTTATTATGTCGTTATCAAGAAAACGAGCTGATAAGATCAATAAAACTGGTAGAGTACATATTATGAAAAACCGATATGGTAGTGATGGTATGACATATAATGCTATAATAGACACAGATAATGGGTTTATACAAATAGATGATAAAGAACTAACTGAAGAAGAAATCAGAACCATGGCAGCAGCATCAGCTCAAACTCAAGATAAAACAGGATTATCTTCTGAAGAAAAAGCAATATTAAGTAAAAAATTCTTTGAATTATCAAAATAATTGTATATTTATTATTACGAAGAAAAAAAACTAACATATGGCAAATTTTTTAATAGATCTATTTAAAAAGGCAACTAAGAACAATAATTACAGAACAACTGATGCGCCTAGTAAATATAATGACAGTGTTGCTGCATTAAATGCAACTAATCAAAATTCACCTAGTACTAGCAAATTGAATAGACTGTCTACAATAGGACCTTCTAAAATATCAAATCCAAAGACTCCAGGTCAATAATATTTTAAAAATATTGATCTAATTAATGGACTCATCTCAGAGCCCAAAGTATAAAATATTGTCAAAATTTTAATAATGAATATAGAACAGAAAATATTATCAGATATTACAGTATATATGAAATACTCAAAATATCTGCCGCAATTACAAAGAAGAGAGACTTGGGAAGATCTAGTTACGAGAAACATGGAAATGCATCTTAAAAAGTACCCTCAATTAACTAAAGAGATTGAAGATGCATATGAATTAGTTTATGACAAGAAAGTACTTCCTTCTATGAGAAGCCTTCAATTTGGAGGAAAGTCTATCGAAATCAATCCAAATAGAATTTATAACTGTGCATATCTGCCTATAGATGATTATAGATCATTTTCAGAGATTATGTTTCTTTTACTAGGTGGAACTGGAGTGGGATTTTCAGTACAAAAACATCACGTAGAAAAGTTACCAGAGATAAAACTTCCAAATAAAAAGAGAAAAAAGAGATTCTTAATCAATGATTCTATTGAAGGCTGGGCAGATGCAGTAAAAGCTCTAGTAAAATCTTATTTTGAAGGCAGCTCATCTCTAGAATTTGATTTCTCTGATATTAGACCTAAAGGTGCAGCACTTGTTACTTCAGGAGGTAAAGCACCAGGACCTCAACCACTAAAAGAGTGTCTATTTAAATTAGAGAGCATATTAAGTCAAAAGGAGAATGGAGATAAATTATCTTCAATAGAAGTGCATGATATGGTGTGTCATATTGCAGATGCAGTATTAGCCGGAGGCATTCGTAGAGCTGCGCTGATTTCTCTATTTTCTGCTGATGACGATGAAATGATTTCTTGTAAATCTGGAAATTGGTGGGAACTTAATCCTCAACGTGGCAGAGCAAATAACTCAGCAGTACTTCTTAGAAATAAAATAACCAAAGAATTCTTTATGAGTCTTTGGGATAAGATTAAAAATTCAGGCAGTGGAGAGCCTGGTATCTACTTAAATAATGATAAAGATTGGGGTACAAACCCGTGTATTTACTTAAATAATGATAAAGATTGGGGTACAAACCCGTGTATTTCAGGAGATTCTTTAATTACTGTAAAAGATCACAATGGAGTATCTGGAAATGAATCTTTATCTGAAGGAGTAGTATATCAAATTCCAATGAAGATATTAGTAGATTTATATGAAACTAGTGATTATCCTCCTATGGTATTAACATTTAATGAAGATACGAAGGAATTAGAATATGATTATATGAATTGGGCTAAAAAGACAAAAGAAAATGCAGAATTAATAGAATTAAGTTTAGATAATGGACAAACTATAAAACTTACTCCAGATCATAGAGTCTATACAGAAAATAGAGGTTGGATAGAAGCAGCAAAATTAATTGAAGATGATGTATTAATCTCAATTTAATTGATATTTATTGTAAAATAATAACATGGATTTGTACCCCAATTTTACAAAAGAAGAAGTTCAATTTATATTAGATGTATACAATGAATCGTATGGTAGATTTCAGAAAGGTTGTAATATAAAAATATCTGATGAGTATAAGCAACTTTATAAATTATATTCGACTAAAAGAATTATCGAATTAGGGAATTCTAGTAGAGCTTCAAACAGGCGTTTATTTTTAAGAGATATTTGGAAATTTGAAAATAAAGATATTATTAAAAAAGCTTATGATATTATCTATAGAGAATATTCTAAAGGATTTGGTATTAAAAGGATTAATTCTATTTTAAATCTTGGATATACTCTAACAAGATCATTTTTAATTTTTTTAGGATTAGAACTTAATAAATCTAATATAGAAAATAAATCTTTAAATAATTTTAGAAAAAATAAGTCAAAAAAAGAATATGCGTCGAATTCTGGGTGGTTCAATGAAGAAATTAGAAGAAATTTAAAAATAAAAAATTCTAATGGGAAAGGCGTTCAGGGGTATTATTATAATAGAATTTTAAATAAATGGGTTTGGCTAAGAAGTTCCTATGAGTATATATTTGCTGAATACCTAACTGAAAATAAACTGAAGTGGGACACAGAAATTAAAAGTTATAAATTAGATGATGGAACTAAATATACTCCAGATTTTTTTATTTATGATGAGTATGATAATTTGAATGCTATCGTAGAAATAAAGGGATATTTAACTGTTAATTCTTATAAAGTTGAAAAACTTAAAAAAGTTATAAATACACAAGTATCATTAATACAGAATATTAATTTATATAAAATAAAAAATATAAACTATTTAAAAAAATGGAAAGAAATTCGATTACTGGAATTACCAAAATAAAAATAATAAAAAAGAGTATAGTATCAAATGAGGATGTATATGATATTAGTATGAAGAAAAATCACAACTTCTTTGCTAATGGATTACTAGTACATAATTGTTGTGAAATTGCACTACGTCCTTTCCAATTCTGTAATTTATGTGAAGTAAATGTATCAGATGTAGTAGATCAAGCAGATCTTAATAAAAGAGTTAAAGCAGCTGCACTAATTGGAACATTACAAGC